GGCGCCGGTACGCAAACCGCTGCTGGTACCGCAACGGCTGGCTTCACCGACCTGGGCTTCCGCGAAGCTCTGCAGGTGCTTGACGACAACGATGTCCCGATGGACAACCGCGTGTTCGTCATTCCGCCCGCTATGAAGAAGGAACTGCTTGGCGTGACTAACTACGTTAGCACGGACTTCGTGACCGGCAAGCCCGTTGAGACTGGCAAGATTGGCTCTCTGTACGGCGTGGACGTGTACGTCTCCACCAACCTGCCCACCGAGAACACCGATGAGAAAGGCGCTTTGCTTATGCACAAAGACGCCATCGTGTTCGCGGAGCAGCTTGGCGTGCGCGTTCAGACGCAATATAAGCAGGAGTGGCTTGCTGATCTCATGACGGCTGACACCCTGTACGGAACTGAGTGTTACCGTCCTGAAGCCGGTGTGCGACTGTACGGCACCGTGTAACCTAAGCAGTTAACCGCAGGGGGAAAGGCGCCGCCACGCTGAGTACCCCTGCTTCTCTTGGCGGAGAGCAGCATGAAAGAATGTCGAGTCTGCGGGGACGTAAAGCCCGTAACAGAATTTGGAAAAGCAACAAAAAATAAAGACGGTTTAAAAATAGCATGTAAACAATGTTGTAAAATAAAAGCAGCTAAGTATTACAAAGAAAATAAAGAAAGAATACTTAAAAGAAATAAAAACTGGTCTAGTAAAAATAAAGAAAAACATAAAGCTCTTCAAAGGAACTGGGAAGCTAAAAACAAAGAGAAGCGCAGAATAAAACAAAACAATAGAAGGAAAGAAAGGTATCGCAAAGCTCCTCATAAAATATGTGAGTATGTGAGCAGGCGAAATGCTAAAAAAATTAAAGCAATGCCTTCTTGGCTTAATGAAGACCATAAGTGGATGATTAAAGAAATTTACGAACTTAGTTCCTTGCGTTCAAAAGCTACTAAAGTAAAACACCATGTAGACCATATTGTTCCTCTTAATGGTAAAAATGTTTGCGGTCTGCATGTGCCGTGGAATCTTCAAGTCCTTACTGCTAGCGAAAACTGCGCAAAAGGCAATAAACATTAAAGGAGAAGTACCTTGGCAATTACGTATACCCCCGCGACAAACTTTAACGCAAAAGACTCTTTGCCAACGAACGACCCCGATAAGGTCATCAAAGGCTCAGAGTTCACCACTGAGTTTACCGCGATTCAAACCGCTTTCGGCCTTGCCGCTCCGGCAGCCTCCCCAACCTTTACCGGCACCGTAACAATCGCCAGCGTGGACATCAACGGCGGCACGATTGACGGCGTGACCATCGGCGGGTCGAGTGCTGGGGCGATTACGGGGACGACCATCACTGGTACGTCTTTTGTTTCGTCTGGGGATATGACCTTTGGCGACAACGACAAAGCCATCTTCGGCGCTGGGTCGGACCTTCAGATTTATCACAGTGGTTCTAACAGCATCATTGACGATTTAGGCACCGGGAATCTCCTTATTCGTTCGGACGGTGCGGCTATTTCTTTGCAAGTGAACAGCAAGAACAGCGTCCGAGCAGTAGCAGACGAAGACGTAGAGCTTTACTACAACGGAAACCAAAAACTCGCCACCACCTCCACCGGCATCGACGTAACCGGCACCGTCACGGCTGATGGGTTGACGGTTTCTAATAACTCAGCAACTCTTACCTTGAGCAATCCAGATACATCTGCTTCCGTTGGGCAAACGCTTGGGAACATTATATTTGAAGGTAATGATGCAAGCTCGAACGCAGACGGAACACGGGCAGAAATTGAAGCTGAATACAGAGGTGCTGGTGGCGCCACTGAGTTGAAGTTCAAAACTGCTTCTGAAAATTCTACGGATTTGCGCGAAAGACTAAAAATTGGCTTTAACGGCGACATCTCCTTCTACGAGGACACCGGCACCACGCCTAAGTTCTTCTGGGATGCGAGTGCGGAGTCGTTGGGGATTGGGACGACCTCTCTTGCCACCGCATTAAGCCCAGCAAATCCGGGCATCCATATACAGTCCTCTTCGGGGCCTTACGCTGTTATTCAGACAACGGCTGAGGGGTCGCTGCTTTACAAAGTTGACGAGGGCAATACGGGCGCTTCCTCTATCCACCGTTTTGATGTTGATGGCGATGAAGCCATGCGCATCGACTCCAGCGGCAACGTCGGGATTGGGGAAGACGACCCCGGCGGCAGTGTTTCCTTTAACGGCACGGTAAAACTACAAACAAAAGACGGTACAGATACGGGGTACACGGCCTCAGGCGCTTCTGCGGGACGGCTTCCTGAGGGGCTTCAGATTGCTACCTATAACAATTTTAACTCATCTACTTCTCTTTCTGGCATTGGCTTTCTAAACAACGGCCCCGGCGGCGCGTCGATGGGTTCGTATATTGGCGGACTTAGTGCCTCCACTGGGTGGGGAGGGACTATAGTTTTTGGGCAAACCTCTGGCAGCGCTAGTTATCAAGAACGCATGCGCATCGATTCCAGCGGCAACGTCGGGATTGGGACGAGTAGTCCAGACTACAAATTGCACATAGAAGCAGCAGGAGACAATCTAAAGCTTTCTCGTAGCGGTGCAGGTGAGTTCGCTATGGGAATCACCAACGGTCCCAGTCTTGTATTTGAAGACAAAACGGCAGCAGCAGAACGCATGCGCATCGATTCCAGCGGCAACTTGTTGGTGGGGACTACTACAAGTTTTGGTGGCTTAATTAACGCGCCAGTTACCACCACTGATGAGGCAATAGTTACACAAAGTAACTCGACTAGTTCGTCAATACATTTAAACTTTAGAAACCCAAACGGTTTTGTTGGCTCGATTTCAACAAGTTCCTCAGCGACAGCCTACAACACCTCCTCCGACTACCGCCTCAAGGACGTAGACGGCCCCATCACGAACAGCGGCGCTTACATTGACGCCTTAAAGCCCGTGCAAGGCTCGTGGAAGGCAGACGGCTCGCGATTCATCGGTCTTATTGCCCACGAGGTGCAGGAAGTTAGCGAGACTCAAATCGCTACCGGCGAGAAAGACGGCGAAGAAATGCAGGCTATGGACTACTCGGCCCCGGAGCTTATCGCCAACCTAATCGCAGAAATCCAATCCCTACGCGCCCGTGTGGCGCAGCTTGAAGGAGTTTAACAATGACGACCTTTAACTGGACGCTTCCGACCCTCGAACGCCAAACCGCTAACGGATTTGTATTCACGGCGCACTGGCGCTGCAACGCCTCTGACGGCGATTTCTCCGCTTCCTCCTACGGCACGGCAGGGTTCAGCCAAGACCCCGAGGCGGACAGCTTTGTCCCATACGAAGACCTAACCGAAGCCCAAGTGCTTGAGTGGGTGTGGGCTGACGGGGTGGACAAGGACGCTACCGAAGCGGCGCTACAGGCCAAGATTGATGCTGACAAGAACCCCGTCACGGCTGCTGGAGTGCCTTGGTAATGGAAAACCTATTCGCTATCTTCGAAGCCCTACCTGCCTGGTTTGTGGCCCTCGACGGCTTGCTAATTGCAGCACTTGCCGTAGCGGCCCTTACGCCCACCGACAAGGACGACGCTGTTCTTGCGCGAGTTAAGAACCTTTTCGACAAGCTTCGCAGCCTGCTGGTTAAGAAACCTTAAAGTCTTATGGACGGCCCTGACCAGCTAGAGTTGTTGCTGTCGCTGTGGCCTGTCTTCGCTGGTTTTATTAGCTTGGTCATAGTGTTAGCCAAAATGCACAGCGAGCTGGAAACCGTAAAGGAGAAAGTTCGCGTACTCTTTGACTTGTGGAACGGGAGGGATCGTTAATGTTGCAGATGCTTATCGGTCCCGTCTCGTCCCTTCTTGACAAGTTCATTGAAGATAAAGATCAGAAAGCTGCGCTTGCGCATGAGATTGCTACGATGGCTGAGAAGCATGCGCAAGAGCGTGCTATGGCCCAGGCAGACGTTAACAAGCAAGAAGCGCAGCATCGTAACATTTGGGTAGCAGGCTGGAGGCCGTTTATTGGCTGGGTGTGTGGCGTTGCACTAGCGTGGCACTTTGTGCTAGCTCCTGTGGTGCTGTTTGTAGCCGCGTGGGCCGATGTGCAACTACCAACGCTCCCCGCTTTTGACATGGATAGCTTAATGACTGTATTGCTGGGCATGTTAGGACTGGGCGGCTTGCGCACGTTCGAGAAACACAAAGGGCTAAGCCGATGAAAGCAAGTCAGGAAGGCGTAAACCTGATTAAGCACTTTGAAGGTTGCTACCTAGACGCATACCTTTGCCCTGCTGGGGTGTGGACTATTGGCTATGGGCACACTGCTGGCGTAAAAAAAGGAGACAGCGTTGATCAAGAAGCGGCTGAAGCGTTTCTTATTGAGGATTTGGAAAGCTTTGAGCAAGCTGTTACGCGCTTGGTGGAAGTCCCTCTTACGCAGCAGCAGTTCGACGCTCTTGTATCCTGGACCTTCAACCTTGGCGCTGGCAATCTGGCAGAGTCAACGCTCCTCAGAAAACTAAACAACTATCAGTATGCAGAAGTACCAGAGCAGATGATGCGCTGGGTTAGGGCCGGTGGGCAAGTGTTAGACGGGTTGGTTAAACGCCGCGCCGCTGAAGCTGCACTATTCCAAAATAAAAACTGGCGCGAGGCGTAACGAATGCAACAGCTACAAGATAACGCACACAAGGTTGCAGATCAGCTAGCCGCTACGTCCGTACTTGGCGCCATCACTGCCAACCTTCCGCTTATCACTGAGTGGATGCAGATGATTGCCGCATTAATTGGTATTTGCTCCGGTTTGGCGGCGTTACGCTTCTACCTTAAGCGTACGTCGCGCTTGGATGAGGAAGACTAATGGGTGGCTTTAGCTTTGGCATTCCGGGTCTTAACTTTAACCTAACGCCTGAAGCTATTGCGGCTGCACGGCGTTTGCAAACAGCGCCTACCTTAACGCAAGCTGTTACGCAAGCTCCAGCGCCAGCCCCTGCGCCAGCCCCTGCGCCAGCCCCTGCGCCAACCACTACGAGTTCAAAGTATACTGGTCAAGCCGCTATGGATTTAACTGGCGACCCAGACATGGACCGTCAAATTCTTGATGCTAGGGCGCAGCAGGACTATAGCATCAATAAAGCAAAAACTCAAGAGCGTGTAGCTTCTGGGGAATTGCCTTCTGATTTTGTGTATGGGATGCCCGGCGGCAAGCCCGGTGTGTTGGAAATTGGAATTAACTTTGAAGGCATTAAAGGCCCTGACTATCAGCAAATTGCCTATAGCACTCCAGAAGAATACCGAGAAGCTTACAACTTAAAGCTTAGCACCCCAACGCCGCGTGAATCGTGGACAATAAATACACGCCCAGAGTTAGCGGCGTTAGCTGGTGGTTTGCTGTCGCTTGCTATTCCTGGCGTTGCAACGGGCATTGTCGGTACGTTATTTCCTGCTGTTTCTGGGGTTAGCGCAGCGGCTGCTTCTGCTGGTGTTGGGGGCCTTCTTGGTGGTGGAATGGCTGCTGCTACGGGACAAGACCCACTAACTGGCGCTCTGTCTGGTGCTGTTGGGGGCGGCTTAGCTGGCGTTGACGTCGGTCAAATACTTCCTGCAGCAAGCCGTGCTACGCAAGCCGTAGCGGACACTGGTGTTAGCGCTTTGTCAGCGCTTAGCGCCGCAGGCCCTGCTGTTATGGAAGCAGAGCGACAAAACGATGACTTGGAAGGTTTTCAAAACGCACCAGTAGTAGATGCCGTAGTTGGAGGCGTTCCGGTTATCCTTGACCAGCCGCCTACGTACGTAGAACCTGTTGTTAAACCGGTAGAGGAAGAAGGCGGTGGCGGCGCTACGCCTGCTCCGGCACCTGCTCCGCCGCCTGTAACGCCTGCTCCAGCGCCTGCTCCGGCCCCCGCACCTGCTCCAGAGGTAGACCCAGCTCCAGAGGTAGACCCTGAGCCTGCTTCAGGCATTGAAGAAACTGTAGGTTATGATGACGTTATTGGTCGTCAAATGTATGAAGCAATCTTTCAAGAAACCGACCCGGACTTACGTGACGCACTAATTAAAGAGTGGGAAAAGTATACTGGAGGAACGTGGAGCGACGACCTACCCGAAGACATTTATGGTGAAGCTGTCGGCGGGCGCATGGACGATCCGGTTACTATTGGCTACGTTTGGGATGACATTGAAGGAAACTGGCGGGCTGTTTTTGAAGGTTACGAGCCGCAAGGTAATGTTATCTTTGAGCCGGGAGATGTTGTTCCGGGTTACACTCCGCAAGAAGAAGAGGTAGTAGATGTATTTATTCCGCCGGACTTAGTGCTTGACACTACGGCCCCAGAGCCTATTGAGCCGGAACCTATACCGGAACCTGTACCGGAACCTGTTACGCCTCCGCCAGCGCCAGCACCAGAGCCCGTTACGCCTCCGCCTGCGCCAGCACCGGAGCCCGTACCGGAACCTGTACCGGAACCTGTAGAAGCCCCTGAGACGCCCGTAGAGCCCGTACAGCCTACCCCTGTACCTACCCCTGCGCCTCCTGTAGAACAGCCCGTAGAGCCCGTCACAGAGCCTGTACAGCAGCCTACGGAAGAACCTGCACCGCAGCCTGATACGGGAGCTGACGAAAGCGTAGCTGTTGGCGGTGAGGGCACTGGAACCGGCGAAGGTAGCGGTGAAGGAGAGGGAGACGGCGAAGGTGACGGCAGCGGAGACGGTGCGGGCCTTGGCGCTGGCATGATGTCCGCTGCAGCAGGAGCGTTTGAGCCGCAGTGGGGCGAGCTGTTTAAGTATACAACCCTTACGCCTTACCAAAAGAAAACACTAGCGCCATACGTTGACTACATTGCGCAAGCGCGTGGCATGACTGGACGAGGAATGTTATCATGACGTATTTGGAAGCAGTGAATCAAGTGCTGCTGCGCCTCCGTGAAGACACCGTAGCGGACGTAACGGGTCTTGATGATCCTGTAGCAGAGATGGTTGTGTCGCTTGTTAACGATGCCAAGCAGCTTGTCGAAGATGCGCACACGTGGAATGCGCT